GGCGTCAAGCACACGGGCGGCCTCCACTCTGACTGGTGCCCGGCGCGGTGATTTCCGCAGGCCAAATTCCTGACAAGAGGCTGACATGACCCTCGCCCTCGGCACCCCCATGCTCCGCCTCGACGACGGTAAGCCCGGACTGGTAGAGGACGTGGGCGGCGAACCCCGCATCGTCTACCACGACCGCGCCGACCGCCTCATCGCCGGCAAGCAGGAGAAGTGGGTGCCGTACGCGCCCGTCCCGACTTCGCGGCTTCGACCCGAGGAGATGCGAGAGGTCGCGCTCGAGGCGGATCGCGCGCTTCGGGCCATCGAGCGCCACGAGCCCCGCCGCTGGTGGCAGCCGGTGGACGAGAAGGCCACGCCGCACGACCAGGGTCTCGTGGAGGTCATCGTCGCGTACCTGGCGGAGCGAGCCTGACGTGGACGAGCTCGTGTTCTGGAAGGACATGGACGCGCGCTGCCGGCGCTTCGAGATTTCTTTCGACGCGCGCGAGCCCCTGCCCTGGCTGGTTCAGGTCCACGCGGCGCCCATGGGCGGCGAACCTTCGAGCGGCACGGGACGCGGCGGCACGCTGAACTTCGCGGCGGTGCGCGCGCTCATCGACCTCGGCGATGCTCGATAGAAGCCTCTACGCGCCGAGCCCGTGGGCGGTTCGCTTTCACGAGGCGCAGGCCGACGAGATACTGGGCGGCGGCTCCGCGGGGCCCGGCAAGTCGCTGACGCTGCTCTGGGACCCCATCGTCAATCAGGCCGTGGTCGAGCACGCGCGCTGCACCGGGCAGTTTCTCGACCGACTGTCGCCGTTTCTCGCCGACCTCTGCCGCAAGCACCCGATCCGCCCGGGACAGAGCGAGGGACACGCGCTCAGCATGCGCCGCACGATGCCGCAGCTGCAGGAGACCATCGACCGCTCCATCCGCATGTTCCCTCTGATCGACCCCGGGGCGACGTACTCGAAGGAGCTCCACCGCTGGACGTTTTCGAGCGGGTTCAAATACACCTTCGGCCACTGCCGCGAGAGCAACTCCCACGAGGACTACCTCTCGAAGCAGTACACCGGCCTGTGGCTGGACGAGGCCTACCAGTTCCTGCTCAAGCAGTACCAGGAGCTCAGCGCACGCGTCCGCTCTGCCGACCCCGTGCTTCGGCATCAGTTGCGCATCTGCCTGATGAGCAACCCCTCGCCGGGCTGGCTCAAGGAGACCTTCGTGGACCCCGAGCCCAAGGGCGAGACCCTGCTCACGTCGAAGGTGACGGACCCGACGACGGGCGAGGTGTTCAAGCGCACGCGGCTGTTCCTGCCGGCGAAGCTCGACGACAACCCCGACAAGGCCTTCGTCGCGCAGTACAAGGTCAACCTGCTCGCCAAGCCTGCGCACATGCGCGCACGTTACCTCTACGGCGACTGGAACAGCATGGAGGGCGGGTTCTTCGAGGACGACTACAACCCCGCCGTTCACGTCATCGAGCCGTTCAAGGTGCCGCGCGAGTGGCCCAAGTTCCGCATGATGGACTGGGGCTACAAGTCGCAAGGCGTCATCCTGTGGGGCGCGCTCGACCCCGACGAAAACCTGTACATTTTCTTCGAGTTCAACTTCCGCCTGATGGACGCTTCCGAGGTCGCGCTGCGCGTCGTCGACATCGAAAAGCGCTTCGGGTTCTGGAACGATCGCGAGCGCCGGAGCCGTCTCGTGGGCGTCGCCGATACGCAGCTCTGGGAGGAGCGCGGCAACAGCGGGCAGCCCATGGCCGCGGACTTCGCGCACAAGGGCGTGCACTGGACGCCGGCAGACAAGGGACCGGGCAGCATCGCGCGCAGCGCCGAGCGCATCTGCGCGCGCCTTCGCGACTACGACAAGACGAGTCCGCCGGGCCTCATGGTATTCAACAACTGCAGGAAAACGCAGGAGATGCTGGCCTCCATCGCGGTCGACGAGAACGACTCGACGGTGCCCGACAAGAAGAGCCCGCTCAAGCACTGGTTCGATGCGCTCGGGTACGGCTGCGCGCGCGCGTCGCGCGGACGCGGGTCGATCCCCATGGAGACCCACGTCTTCGACATGGCCGACGACGACCCCGAGTACCGCCCCGCGGCAGCCAGTGGGTTTGGTTATGGGAGCTGACCCAAGGATAGGCTGGCGCTATGGCTGTTCCGCGTGTAATAGTCCTTGACTATCGATGCCGCGCGAAGATGACACCCGCGAGGAGATGCCCGAAGGGGAGCAAGACGACGTCTTCTCCGTTGGACAGGAATCTCCAGCGGAGCCCGAGTTCGAATACGATGAAGAAGCGCTGAATCTCGTCACCGAGTTCAAGGCGAACCCCGAGGGCCAGGCGGCGCTGAAGCGCATCGGCATGATGTGCCTCGAAGACTTCGATCAGGCGTGGCGCGCGCAGGAGAAGTTCCGCGAGGACATGAGCAAGACCTGGAAGCTCTTTACGGGTCAGCTCGATGCCAAGAGCGACCCGGCGCTCGCGCACATGTCCAACGCGCACGTGCCGCTGCTCATGGAGAACACCATCCGCATGGTGTATCGCCAGAACTACGAGCTTTTCGGCAACTGGACGAACGTCTTCGGCGTGACCCCCATCGGGCCCGACGACGAGGACACGGCGAAGCTCCTGACCCTGCACGGTAACTGGCAGATCCGCAAACGCATCCCCGACTTCAAGCGCGAGCTCGGCCACCGCGGCCTGCTCATCTTCGACCTATTCGGTGACCTCTGCGTTCACAGCTACTGGGACCCCGAGCGCAAATACAATCGGCACGAGGTGCTCACCGCGAACGAGTTCGTGACGGCGAACGCGCACGTCTCGACGATGCCGGACTATTCCGACGTGCCCTGGGTCGCGAAGCTACTGTTCATGAGCGCGCATCGGCTGCGCAAGATGGACGGCGGCTGGGAGGACGTGGCCACGGTGCTCAAGGGACTGCCGCCCGCGTGGGACGCGGCGCTCGGCAACCAAGAGTTCCGCGAGATCGTGGACAAGGGCCAGGGCGTGGACTCGGGCGAGTACGTCAAAGGCGAGTACGAGCTGCTCCAATACGAAGGCTGGATGAATCTGCCCAGCCAGGACCGCGACCGCTACTGCCAGGCCATCGTCGACCGCACGACGAAGACCGTGCTCTCGCTCCGCATCCACGAGCGCGTCGACCCGTACGACAAGCGCCGCTTCGAGTTCGAGACGCAGCAGAAGCAGGCATGGCTCGCGGCGATGCAGGAAGCGCAAGCCTTCGAGCAGGAGAAGCAGGCGACGATTGCCGCCGCGCTCGAAGCCGGCGCCGTCGCCGATCCGAACAGCGACGCCCCCGCGATGGCGGTGATGGAGGCGCGTCAAATCGAGCAGATGCCGGCGCCCGAAGTGCCGCCGATGCCAGAGTGGATGGGCGATGACCCGGCAGCAGAACCCAGGCCGTCGGAGTTCGTGCCCATCCGCCTATTCACACACTTCGTCAACATCGAGCCGCTCATGGGCGTGCTCGGCATCGGCACGGGTCGCATTCACGCGGACCAGAACCGCGCGGCGAACATCGGGCTCCAGGCGTTTTCCGACCAGGCCATGATGAGCAACTTCCCCAACTACCTGAAGGACTCGGGCCTTCAGATGGAGAAGCCGTTCGTGGTCTCGCCCTTCAAGATGCACGAGGTCAAGGGCGCCGTGACCGACCTGACCAAGCAGCTCGTTCCGCTGCAATTCGGTCAGGCCAACCCGCAGCTGCTCGATCTGGTCCAGCTGATGAGCGACTTCGGCAACAAGGTCACGAACACGCCGGAGGTGCTGAGCGGCGAGCCCGGCAAGAGCGGCGAGACGGCGCAAGGCCTATCCGCACGCATCGAGCAGGCAACCAAGATGCTCTCCGTTCCGACGGGCAAGTATGCCGACGGGCTGTCGCACGTGCTCGTCAACAACGGGCGCATCAACGCGATGATGCTCGACGATGCCGAGTTCTTCTCGGTGAACAACCACGACCCGCGCCTGGCTGAGCTCGGGCGCCAGTTCATCAGCGTGGGCAAAGACCTGTACGATCGCCAGTACGACGTCGAGATCAGCGCCGACCTGAAGTTCACGAGCACGAGCCAGCGCATCGCCGAGGCAGACGCGCTCGTGCAGCTGCCGAACGCGGTGCCGGCGATGCAGCAGAACCTCGCGTTCCAATACCACGCCATCCGCAAGAGCCTCGAAGCGCGCAACCGCTTCGACCTCATCCCGCTACTCGGAGCCGAGCCGCCCGTGCCGCAGATGTTCGGCATGCCCTCGTTCCCACCGCCGCCACCGCCCCCCGGAGCGCCAGGAACCGCCCCACCACCCGGCCCCGGGGGGCAGGCACCTTCTGGACCGCCACAACAGCCGCAAGGGCAGGGCTGATTGCGTGACACGGAGCTATTCGCGCAGCACCTCGTCCGTTTGCGGCAAGCGCGCTTGCAGAAAGCGCACGCGCTCGCGCTCGCCGATGATGCGGACCTCTTGCGCATCCGCGTTGCGGCCCACGAGGCCGACCTGATTCAAACGCTTCTCACGGATCTCAAGGAGTTGGAGAGAGACCCGGGGAAGTTCATCGAGGAGAAACTATCAAAATGAGCGGCCGAATCTATTCGATTCCGGACATCAAAGAGCCCGAGAAGAAGTCGTCATGGGAGCACAAGGGAGAACCCAGGGTCGACTTGCAGGCGAACCTGGTGTCTCCCCTGGAGCGCAGGAAGCAGGAGCTGCGCGACTCGATGGCGCCGCCGGGCGCACTTGGTCTGCCTCTGCTGCTCGAAGCGCAGCGGCTCAAGTACGGCATCCCCGACGGCGTGTTCAAGACGCAAGCCGTTTTCGACCGCATCTTCGTCTACCCCATCGACCCGTTCGACGGCAAGCCGACGGTCGGTAGCACGACCATCCTGAAGCCGGACGAGGCGGTGAAGAAAGACCTGCAGGATGGCGCGCGCGGCGTGCTCGTCAGCGCGGGGCTCACTGCGTACGATCGACTCATGAGTCACGGCATCGAGCTTGGCCATGTGGTGATGACGAACAAGAACGTTCCCTTCGCGCGCATGGTGCAGGAGTTCAGCGACTTCAAGGCGTACGTGCTCGTGATGCGCGACGGCGACCTAGCCGGCAGCGAGACGCTGCTGCAGGAGCTGAAAGAGAAAACGAAGCGCGTCGAGGACGTGGGCGAAGACAGCTACTGCCACCAGTTCGTCGGCAAGAAGAAGCAGTCGGTGTACGTCGCGGACACCTGGTGAAGGAGTAACGGGAGATGAGCGGATATATGCAAGGCAATCAGGACGGCGCCGTCACGGTTCCGTTCTCGGATGACGATATCGAGAAGAAGGACGACGACCTTCCCGAAGACCCACCAGCAGGTGCATCGCCGCAACAGCTGAGCGAGCACAAGCGCAAGAAGGGCGAGCGCACCAAGCGCATGCTCGAAGAGGGCAAGCAGGCTCTCCAGAAGGTGAAGGAACTCGAAGAGCGCGACGCTGCACGCGCGCGTGAACTCGCCGAACTCCGCGGCTACGTGGCGGCTCAGGCGCAGCAGCCGCGAGCGACGCGCGAGCCGGCAGAGGACCCCTACCAGGCCAAGCTGGACGACATCGCGTCCCGCCGCGCGAACGCCGAGGCGGCTCTCAGAGCAGAGCTTGCCGCCGGCAAGATGGACGAGAAGCGCGCCAAGTATTACGAGGACTTGGGCAACCAGCTCGACGCGGAGCGGATTCAAACGCACGTCGCGCGCGAAATGGCCAAGACCAAGGCCGTCGAGGCCGTTCGCAAGCCTCAAGAGGAGGCGCAGCAATACTACCGCTCCAAGTATCCGGACGTGTACCGCGACCAGCGCGCGTACGCCTACGCCGAAGCGGAGTGGAAGAAGCGCACGCAGGCGCTCGGGCAAGCCGCGTCCGAGGAGCTGCTCGACGAGGTGATGAACGAGGCTCGCACGCACTTCAAGCTGGGACCGAAGCCGCAAGCGACGGCGACCGAGCGCGCGCGGATGAGCGGCATTCCCTCGAGCGGCAACGGCGGCGGCGCGCCGAGCAGCGCGAACGGCATCAACTTCTCGAACGCGAAGATCCGAAACATGGCGCTCGCTGCGTACGATCACCTACCCGAGGCAGAGGCGCTCAAGGCGTGGACGCAAAAGACTGGTCGCCGCCTGCGCGAGAAGAAGATTCTGTGAGAGCCTAGGCCTATCGAACTTGACCGTTCGGCGGGCTTATGCTTTCATTCCGTTACGGTCGCCGGGCGCCTGCAATGCCCGGAGCAACGGTAGGTAGTTCTTCCCCCACGAACCGCCCGCCAGATCCACGTGGGTCTGGCGGAGTTTTCGTTGTCGGAACCGAGTGCTGCCCCTTCCAAGAAAAGCGTCAAGCGTGAGGACCCGCCGCCGCGGCCCGTAGAGGGGCTGGCGAATCGCGGGACACTCGACAACAAGGACCCGACCAAACACTACGTGTTCGTCTCCGAGGACCGTAACCCGACGTTCAACGTCGGCCACTACAAGCGCCTCGGATACAAGGTCTCTCAGTACGACCCGGACGAGGCGCAGCCCGTCTTCGGCTACGAGGAGTTCAAGCAGGGGGATGCCGTACGCAGTGACGGCATGGTGCTGATGGAATGTCCCATCGAGCACAAGCGCGCGATGGACCAGGCTGGTTGGGACAAGGCCAACCAGATCGAAGAGACCATCCGCAACCACGACATCGACCCTCTCTCGCAAGAGGAACGGGCTCGATTCAGGGGCATCAAGAGCGTGCGCGATCCCGAGAACGACGACCGCTCGAAGTGGAAGTTCTGAAGGAAAGGGACCTAGCAAGTGCCGAACACTCACAACTATGGAATGCGCTGGGTGCGCAGCCTTACCGGCGCGGACACCCCGACGACTCTCAGATTTCCTGTCTCGGACGACTACCAGGCAGCGACCGTGGTCGGCGGCGGCACGAACGTGAACCTCAACGTCGGTGACCCAGTCAAGCTGGGCGAAGACGGATGCGTGAAGCTCGTGCAGACGGGCCAAGACAGCTCCGGCGTCAACACCGACTCCGACGACTTCATCTTCGGCGTGATCGCCGGATTCGAGAGCATCGTCGATGCCACGGGCAAGACGAGGCCCGGAAGCTTCCTGGCTGGAGCGACGAGCCACGGCGGCATCGCCAGCAGCACGGCGCCCATCGCGCTCGTGATTCCCGCGGCTGGTAACATCTTCGAGCTCGACGCTGACGCGGTCCTCGCGACGCCGACGAAAGCGGGTGCCATGGCTCTGCCGGGACGCACGGCGCGCATCGCGTACAGCGTGCTCACCGCGGGCGTAGGCCAGCCGAAGGCGAACCCGCTCATCGACATCTCCGACGCGGAGGGTAGCGCGGGCGGCGCGTTGCAAGCCCAGCTCGTGATCGTGGGGCTCGGCTCCAAGGGCGATGCGATGGACTTCACGGCGACCAACGTGACCTTTCAGGTGATGGCTTCGGCGCTCGAACTGGCGCAGCAGTCTGACCCGGCAATCTTCGGCTCCAACGTCGAATAAGGACAGGCCATGAGCGAGATTTTCACCAGCACCGAGGCTCTGACTCTCAAAGAGACGTTGGAGGACATCGACACCGACGAGCACGGCTCGGAGGGCAGCCAGGCGGTCTTCCCGAAGTGGATGAACGTCAAGACGATGGCCGACAACTACATCGAGTACATCGAGTATGCGGGCTCGGGGCTCGCGGGCGAGAAGCCCGAAGGCTCCGACATCCCGGTCGGCACGATCTACGAAGGCCCGGTGACGCGGTTCAATACGCGCACCTACGGCCAGCGCATGATCGTGAGCGAAGAGGCCATCGAAGACGCGAAGTATGACAAGGTCATCCAGGCGGCGAAGAGAAATAACCGCTCGCTCTGGAAGCTCGCCGACTTCGACGCGACGCTCATCCTGGTTCGCGCGACCGATACGGCCTTCACAGGCGGCGACGGGCTGCCGCTCGCGAGCGCGTCGCACGTCCTGCCGGGCGGCGCGACCTACTCGAACATGCTCGCCACGGCGATGAGCCCCTCGAAGGCTTCGCTCGTCATCGCGCGCGCGCAGCTGATGCAGATGGTCGGGCACGACAACCTCATCGACGGCGTAGAGCCGAAGAAAGCGGTGTTCCCGGTCCAGCAATGGGGCGTGTGGCGCGAGATTCTCGGCTCGAGTTACGACCCGACGCCGGGCGCGTTCAACGCCATCAACGTCATCAACCGCGACCTCGACATCACGCCGGTGCCGGTCAAGTACTGGACCAACACCACGACCAACTGGGGTCTCATCACGGACGCGCCCCTCGGTCTCATGTGGTTCTGGCGGCGCAAGCCCAAGAGCAACACGTGGGTCACCGAGAGCAAGACCATGATGAACTACGCCATCACGGCGCGGTGGTCTCGCGGCTGGGTCAACCCGCGCTCGTTCTTCTTCTCCAACGCCTGAGGTCAGCCAATGAGTACCGTACCGAACGCATTCGGCACCGCGCTAGGGAACTCTGCGCCGTTCGTGAACTGGCCCGCGGTGGGGAGCCCCTTCGGGACTCTGCTGCGGCCGGGCGGGCGCGTCGCGGCCTTCGTGCGAAGCACCGGGGCCCAAGACCTCGACGACCTCTTCGTTCGAGACAACTTGGTCACCAGCATCAACGAAGGCCTCAAGCGTTGCCGCTCTGGGCTGAACGACATCGTGTACGTGCTGCCCGGACACACGGAGACGCATTCGAGCTCGGGAGCCATCTGGGCCAACCTGGTGGCAGGTGCCCAGATCGTCAGCTGCGGTCGCCCCGGCGCGAGCAACAACGGCACGATCACCCTCAGCGCCGCGGCAGCGAGCGTCGCCCTTAACGTGGCAGACGTCTCGCTCCTCGGTCTCAACATCGCGAGCGCGACTGCGTCTCTGACGGCGGCGCTGGTCATCACCGGCGCTGGGTGCTGTGTCGCTGGGAACCGTATCCTGGCGACCGGAGCTCTGGGAGCGAACTCGTTCGTTCAAGTGACGGGCGCGGCCAGCGCCTGCCTCGCTGGTAACGAGGTCATCGTTGACAGCACGTCAACCATCGTGAACATCACCGGCGCCGGCAGCACCAACGTGCGCGTCCTGAACAACCTGATTCGTCAGACCCAGGGCACATCGGGCGGCGTCGGCATCACCGTTGCCAGCACCGCGGGCATCAGCGGATTCGCGGCTGGCAACTACATCCACACGGCATCCGCTCTCGGCGCGGGTGCCATCGGGACGCTCATCACCGTTGGAGCGTCGGCCCTGCCCACGTTCGGCACGTTCGAGAACTACGGCTCCGACAGCGCGGGCGGCTCTGGCCTGATCGCGCCCGACGCGAGCTCCGACGCCTAATGGCTCATGACGCGCACCGTACCCCGCAGAGTCGACCGCAAGGGAGAGCACCTCTCCGCGTGCGATGTCTGCGGGGCGGCGTGGCTGCGCTCGTCCCTCAAGCGCGGGCGTGACGGCCTGCTTCGTTGCCCCCAAGACATTGCGGGCCGCGACGAGGTGACGCTCGCGGAGCTTACTGCCTCCCGGGCCGCTGCCATCTCCCGGCGGCTCGGGGCGCAGACTCCCGCCGACGGCGCGCGCGGCATCACGGACAGCAACGGCAACGCGGTGTCCGAGGGCACCTACACGGGCCCGACCAAGCGCACGACCCTCGCCGACGTGTATGCGAGCGGCGTGCCCACGTACACGAATCCGCGCACGCGCACTGACTTGGATGGGTTCTGATGGCCGCCGTCCACAACACCTCTCCGTCTACGCCCATCAGCATCAACACTCTGGTGCTGCTGGCTTGGAAGCGCACGGGCCTCGTGCCGGTGGAGGCTCAGCTCTCGGGCGCCAACATGGTGCCGAAGCTCGAGCACGGGCGGCAGCTGCTCGACCTCATCCTAGACAACCTGGCGGTCGACGGCTTCAGCGCGCGCACCATCCACTTCTACGACCTGCCAGTCGTCGCAGGCGAGAGCGCCTACACGCTGCCCGACACCATCCTCGACGTGCTCGAAGACGCGATGTTCATCTCGGACGACAACGCCGATACGAAGCACACGTCGGGCGAACTCGTCTGCAAGCAGATCGACCTGACCACCTGGCAGCTGCTGACCTCGAAGGGCTCGTCCTCCACGCGTCCGCAGCTGTACGTGACCATCCGCAGCGGCGCCCAGGTGCAGCTCAAGCTCTGGCCCGTGCCGAGCGATTCGGGCACGCTCCGCCTCAAGACCCAGCGCTTGCTCGGCTCGAACGCGGACGGCGACAAGAACCCCGACCTGCAGCGGTACTGGCATCAGCCGCTCGTCTACATGCTCGCGTACCAGATCGCGCTCGACAGCAGCTTGCCGGCGGAGAAGGTGAACGCGCTCGGGCAGATGGCGGAGATGGAGAAGCGCAAGGCGGTCGGCTTCAGCAACGAGCACGTGAGCCAGTGCGCGAGCCTCTATTACCCCACGCCATGGAGCGGCTGATGTGTCGCGCTTTCGCACCGACCGTTGCGGCAGCTGCCTCGAAACCCGGGGGCTGGTGACGTGCCCATTGCCCCGATCCCCTTCGGGCCTCTCCTCGAGACGAGCAGCGAGGAGATCAGCGGCGCGAGCCCCGAAGCCTACAACATCGTCGCCGACGCTCGCGGAACCCTCCGCAAGCGCCCCGGCCTCGCCGCCTACACGGGTGTCGCTCCCTCTACTGCCGTCGACGCGAACGGCGTGCTCGGGATGTGGCTCACGGAGCAGCGGGTAGCGCACACGACGGGCACGGCCACGGTCAGCGGCACCCACGCGGGGGTCCTGTACGCGGTCGGCGCCACGGTGAACGCGGCAGGTGGAGGGCACAATGCAGGGCGAAACGTTTACCGAATTGTCGGAGGCAGCGCGACGCTGGTTGGCCAGGGCGCGGCAGACGAGGACCGCCTGGCTACGCCGGCAGCGATCGCCACGACGCGGTTCCCCAGGCCGGTCTTTGCGGAAACGGAGTCTCTGCTCCTGATCGCGGGCGGCGCTGCCATCGGCAAGATCGACATCCGCCCCGAGACGTTCAGCGCGCCGAACTTCACGAACCCCAACCCGGACCGGCATGAGATGAGCTTCCTCGGCGGCTGCCCGCCGCTCGCGAGCCACATCTTCCCGAACAGCTCCCGCATCTGCGCGAACGACACCCAGCTCGACCAGACCAAGGTCCGCTTCTCGGACATCTCCCAGGGCATCACGGACTTCTCGGGGCACCAGACTTGGGACCCTTCACCCGGCGGCCCAGGCTTCTTCACGGCGGAGGCTCGTAGCGACTCCATCGTCGCATGCGCCGAGAACACCAACGACATCTGGCTCTTCGGGCGCACGAGCCTTCAGCTTTTCCAGCCCGACGCCGCGACGACCTTCGCGCCCACGGTCACGAGCGAATACGGGCTGCTCGCGCCCTATGGCGTCGTCAAGCACGACGACCGGTTCGTCTTCCTCGACCACCTGACGCGCATCGTCGCGAGCGATGGCGGGCGCAAAGTCGAAGACCTGGGTGGCCCCATCCAGGCGACGCTCGACGGCTACACCACCCCGAGCGACTGCTACGCCTACCGGTTCATCGAGTCCTTTGCGGACTGCCTCTGCTTTCGCTTCGAGGCGGACGAGGAAACGCTCGTGCTGCAGCCCGGAATCGGCTGGAGCAAGTGGGCTCAGCACGACGCGGCGACCGACACGTTCTCTCAATTCCCGGTGCTCTCACACCTCCTCCGCCCCGACGGAGGCCTGAACGTGGTGGGACTCGAAGACGGCACCATCCGAATCCTGTCCTTCGACAACACGACGGACCTCGGAGAAGCCATCGTCGCCTACGTCTCGACGGGATTCGTATCGCGCGAGACGCCGAAGCTCAAGGAATGTCTCGCGGTTTACCTGGAGTTCAAGCGCACGGCGGCGCTGTCCGAGGGCGTCACGTGCTACCTCGAGTATCGCAACGATCTGAGCGAGGAATGGACGACCATCCCCGTCCAACTCGGGGTCGAGGACGGCAACCTGACGCCCACCATCGTGCTGCCCGCGCAGGGCCAGTACCGCCGCCGGCAGTGGCGATTCCGCTTCCCGGACGAGGCCCAGCTCTTTCTCGTAGGCGCCTGGGAAGACTATCAGGAACTGGGCATGTGATAGACTGGAGCTACCAATGGACCCGATGACCCTCGGCTTGATTTTCGCGGCCTCGAACCCCGGCGTTCAGCAGGGCGTGACGAACGTGCTCGGCAAACTCCCAATCGTGGGAGGTCTGTTTGGCAGCGGAGGCCAGACCGACGCAGAGAAGGCGCTCATCCGTCGGCAGCAGCAGATGGCCGAGATGGTGCGGAGGCGACAAGAGCACCAGGCGCTTACCGCGCCGCAGCTCCAGGGCACGGCGCAGCAGATGCTCGCGTTCGACCCGCTCAACCGCGCGATGGCATCGATGCATGGGCCCCAGGCCGCTTTCTCCCCCGAGCAGATGGCGAACATGGTGCGCAACCCGAACCCGATGCCCGGCATCGACGAATGGGCTCAGGGGCGCGAGGGCGCGGGCGGTGTTGGCGGAGAAGTGCGCAGGCAGGCCCAGGAGGCCAACCCGTGGATCGCCAGCAAGCTCGACGACAAGATGCCGAAGCCGGACGAAACGTCACTCGTGAACTACCAGGGCACCGACCCGGCGAAGCGTGGGCTCATCGAAGAGTACATCCGGCAAAAGCAGATGTACGACGAGGCCGAGCGTCGGCGTCGGCAGACCGTGCTCGGCGGCATCCAAAATCCAGGTCCAGGTCCCGCCCCGCTCGGTCCGCGCGCGGCCCCCATGGCCGCGAGGAGGTTCTGATGCCGTTCCTGACAGCCCCCACGACCGGCGGCGTCAAAAACGCTACCAGGTCATCGGCCTCGACATCGACCGCGACGCCGAGCTACTTGGCGCCGACGAGTCCTGCCACGACTCGGCCGGCGCAGACTCAGCCAGCGCCACAGAACTACGCCTTCCTGCCGCCCCCGGCCACTCCGGCGTCAGGCGCGACGCAGGGCACGGCGCCCCGAACCGTCACCAATCCTACCGTCGCCAGCATGCAAATGCCGACCTCGTTCCCGGTGGGCTCGCCCTTCGGTCCTCCGCCTCCACCGACGCAGGCGCCGGGCAACAACATGGTCAACCCCGGCTACACCGAGCAGGCATTCGAGCACGTACAGAACCGGCTCCTCGAAGACCCGAGCCAGGGTCTGCTAATGGACCAGTACAACCAGACGCAGACGCCGAGCACTGGCCAGAACTTTCTGAACCAGAATCTCGGAACGCTGCAGGGCCCAGGTCAGGGCGAGCAGTATTGGAACCAGGTGCAGGGTCAGTTCATGGACCCCTTCGCTGGCGAGCAATTCGCGCGGCAGGCGACGCAGCAGTTCGCGCCCCAAGGTCCCGCGAGCCAGTTCTTCGACCAGGCGCAGCAGCAATACAACCAGTTCACGAACTACCAGGGCACGGGCAACGCGCAGGGTCAGTACGGCGCCAATGCCGCATTCGGCCCGACGCAGGGCGCGCAGTTCTACAACCAGGTCGGCGGCAGCTACGACCAGACCGGGCGCTACACTGACCCGAATCTGTCGGCAGGACAGTACGCGCAAACGCAGCAGGCTTTCGGCGATCTGCCCATTGCGCAGTTCGATCCCTTCTACGACCGGGCGAGCCAGCTGGCGACTCAGAACTACAACCGCCAAGCGGCGGGGCGTGGCGTCTACGGCTCCAGCGAGGCGCTCTCGGGCGTGGGCAACATCATCACCGACATCGAGGCGCAGCGGGCGAATCGCTCCTTCGATGCCGAGATGCAGCGCGAGCAGGCTCTGCAGGGCAGGCAGAACATCCTCGGCAACCAAGCGCGCATGGGTGACGTGTCCAGCATCGCGGGCTTCGGTGCCAACCTGGCGGGACTCGAAACGTTTGGCAACCTCGCACAGATGGCTGGCGACCAGACGCTGCAGCAACAGACCATGCTCGGCAATCAGGCGCAGGGCGCAGACGCCATCGCAAACCAGGTCCAGGGCCTCAACCTCGAAGGCGTCTCCACCTACGGCAACCTCGCGGGGCAGGCGGACTCGGCGGAGACCAACCGCTACTCCGCGACCACGAGCGCGATGAGCGACGCGGACCGGACCGAGCTCGCGCGCACGGGGCTCGGCGCAGACATCGCCTTCCGCACCGACGACTCCAACCGAGCCGACTATCAGGCAGAGGCGGACGTCGCCGCGCGCTCGGCGGGTCTCGACCTCGACCGCAACAGGCTCGGCGCAGACATCGCCAACACCGCAAGCCAGAACGACCTCGCGCGGCTCGGCGCGTTCATGGGCGGCGCCAACATCGCGGAAGGCGACCGCCAGGCGCGGCTCGGCAACTCGATGGACGACACCTTCCGCATGGCGCAGCTCATGGCCGACACCGTCGGCATGGGCATGAACCAGATGTTCGCGATGGACCAGGCGGCCTTCGAGGACATGGTCGAGACGCAGTTGATCCCGCAGATGCAGGCCGCCGGCATGAGTCGGGACGAGCAGAACGCAGCGCGCGAGAACTTCCGCATGGCCTATCAGGTCTACCAGGACCAACGGGACTCGGGCGGCGGTGAGGAGGCCTCGGCGTAATGCCCATCGACACCAGCTCCATGCTCGCTCGGCTGAGCCCGATCGCGCCCATCACCATCAACCCGTCCAGCGGTGGCGGCGGGAGCATGGAGCGTCAGCGCCTGAAGCTCATGCGCGAACAGTTCTCGGAGCAGAAGCGACAGAACCTCGCGCAGGAAGAGCTTCGCCGTCTGGCGGAGGGCAACGAGATGACGCGCGCGAACCTGCTACATCAGCAGGCGCAGCAGAAGATTGCCGCCGAGCAGGCTGCCGCCCGGAAGAAGGCGAAGACCGAGGGCATGGCGGAGTTCACGAAGCTCGCCGGCTCGGGCGACATCGAAGGCGCTCGCGCGATGGTTCCCTACCTGGCCTCCGTCGGGCAGGGCGTGGAGCTGCTCGGCGAAGAGGGCGGCTTGCCCTCGTTCCGCATGTTCGACCTGGACGACCAGGGCAACGAGGTTCAGGCGCCCGATCCGGGCATCGGGTACCCCACGGACGAGAGCGGTAGCCTCGACGCGCCCCCCGGCATTCAGACGACCGAGGAAGCGTTCCGTCGCGCTCAAAATGCGACCGCGTTCGCCGATGAGACGGGCCGCCCCTCGCGTGGCCCCGACGAGCCCGACTACACGGGCGCCGTCCCGCGTAACGTGATCGACACGGGCGCGATGGCGATGGCCACCCGGGCCCGGCTCGCGCCCATGCTAGGCAACCTCATCCAGGCTTACCCGGACGCCGTTGGTCCGGACCCCGATGCGTACCGGCGAAGCGCAGAGTCGACTGCTCGGGCCGTGGCCGACAGCGGTATTCCCGCGCTCAAGGCGCTCGACCAGTACAAGTCACTGCGCGGCGGCGCCGACAGCATCATCCAGTCGCAAATCGAGGCCGGCGCCCAGCAGGGACGCTTCGAGCAGCAGATGGACCAGCGCGGCAAGGCCATGGACCAGCGTCTCATCGCGCAGGGTGAGGACAAGGCGCGCAAGTCCTTCGCCGACACGGGCGTCAAGACTTCGCTCGATATCGTCCGCATCTCTCAGCAGATCGAAGACCTGCTCACGAACGACGACCCGCTGGATGACACACAGACGGCGACCCTCATCACCGAGCTGTCGCGCACCAAGGGCTCTCAGTCCGACAAGGACGTGGCGCGCGCGCTTGGTCTCGATGCCGCGAGCACCCTCGACCAAATCATCGCCTTCATCCAAAAGAAGGCTGTCGGCGGGTTCAGCCGCAAGCAGCGTGAATCGCTCATCGGGTTCGCCAAGTCTGCGCGCGACGTGGAGAAGCGGGTCGCGACCGACTGGCTCTCGAACGTCGACGCCGCGGTCTCCGGCCCCGACATGGATCGCAACGTCGCCGTTGGCTGGGAGCGCTACCGCGACTCGGTCGTGCCGAAGTGGCTGCGGGACGAGTACAAGTCGACGCGCGAGAAGAAGCAGGCGGACGCTACCACCGGCGCGAGCCCGATCCCAGATACGGCCCGTATCGCGCGCGTTCACAACAACCCCGGCAACCTCAAGTACGCCGAGCAGACCGGCGCCACCCAAGGCGAGGCGGCCTCCGACGGCGGGCACTGGGCGAAGTTCGAGACGTTCGAGGAGGGCCTCGAGGCGCTCAAGGGCCAGATCCAGAAGGACGCAAAGCGCGGGCTCACCGTCGAGCAGTTCGTCACCAAGTACGCGCCGCCCGGCTCGAACGACACCGCCAAGTACATCGCCGATGCGGTGAAGGCGCTCGGCGCCAGTGCGGGGCAGAAGCTGTCCGAGCTCGACGTCGAGAAGGTCGTCGCGTTCGTCGCCCGCAAGGAGAGCGGAACGGAAGTGACCAAGAAGCCCGAGGCGCCCTCCAAGGTCGACGCCGACGTGCTCGATATCCTCAACCGGAGCGGGTACTGATGCCGAACCTCAGCGAGCAGGATTACCTCAAGCTCAAGACGCTCGTCTCCTCCCCCGACTCGGGCATCTCCGACGCGGTGCGTGAGCGCGCGCTGGCGGCGATCGACGGCTACCAGCAGCAGTACGAGACCGGCATGCGCGGCGGCGTCTCGGAAGAGCAGGCCCTCGCGATGGGCCCCGAGTCGCCCCCGAACGACCTGGTTTCGCGCCTGAACCCCTCGCTTCCGCTCATCCCCCAGGCGCTCGCGGTCCAGCCGGCGACGACGCACCCCGGAGGCGACGAGGCGGCCCAGAACGAATGGCTCGCGGGCGGCGGCGCGAACTCGAAAGGCACCGTCTTCGTCTACGAGCCTCCGCTGGATGCGGCGAAGCAGGAGCTGCTCGCCAACCCGCAGATCGCGACGACCCTGTTCCCCAACGTGGGCCAGCCCTTTACGGCCGAGGAGATCGCGGGCCTCTCGAAGGACAACGAAATCTATCAGGCGTATGCCGACCACAAATGGCGCCAGTACGCCGAGCAGGCCGCCAAGGACGGCAAGACCGCGTATCGCTACTCCAAGGCGCCGTGGCTCCACTCGGGCGACGGCATGAGCCGGCTCGGGTCCTTCGGTACCAAACTGCTCGGGTCCATCCCGGAAGCGTCGGGCGCGGCGGCAGCGGCGGTCATGGGCGTGGACGATGCGACGTTCTTCGGCGCCGGCAGGGCGGTGGCTGGTGCCACCGAGGAGCCAGGAGCGCCTCCCGTCGCGGGACAGCGCAAGGAAGGCCTGCCGGACTTCGTAGGGCTCGGTTCGGGCTCCACCGAGGAGACCATCGAAGAGAACCCCGGCGCGTTCACGGGCGGGCAGGTCCTCGGCATGCTCAAGGGTTGGGGCCCGGCGGACAGCCTCTGGAACTTCGTCCGCAGCGGCGGGCAATCGGCGGCGGCTCGTGCCGGCGGGGGCCTCGGAGGGCTCGCCGCGCGCACCGCTGCGGGCGCTGGCGCCGCTTCCGTGGCCGCGACAGCCGAGGAGGGCATCAAGGGACTGGTCGCCGGGGAAGGCCTCCCAGGGGCCGCCCAGCGCGCGGAGAACAGCCTTCTATCCCCATTCGCCCCCCTGATGGGCGGAGCCGGAGAGATGCTGGGGTCCGCTGCACGCGTCGCGGGCGAAGCGACCCGGCACGGCGGCAGGTACGGCGGAGCTCCCGGGCGCCTCGAGGCGATGGGCGTCGAGTTCAAGCTGGGCGGGCCCACAACCCCCGCCGGTGCTGCCGACGCTGTCCGCATGGGGCGCGAGAAGGACGTTTCCCCACAGGACGTGCGCGCCAAAGAGCTCGCGCCGAAGCTCGAGGAGGGAGCGAGCGCCATCCGCTCCGAGCGCGCGAAGGCCATCGGCGAGCAGAACGAGCAGTTCTATAACTCGCGCGAGGGGCAACTGCTGCTGCCGGTATCGAACGTGCTCGAGACGACGGCGAGCAAGCTGCGGTCCCAGTACCAGCGCGACGGGCAGCGCATGAAGCCGATCGCGGGCGCAGGCCAGAAGCTCCACAAGTTCAAGGCCATCCTGAACGAGAACATCGGCACGGTTTCGCTCGAGCCCGTCGAGGGAGCCATCGAGCTATCGACCGAAGAGGCCGGCAAGTTCCTGTCCACGCGCTGGAAGCGCAAGCTCATCCCGGATACGCCACCCCCGAAGGGTGGAGGCGGCGGGGGCGGTGCGCGCGAGGTCGACCTGGGCAGCGGAGGCGACGCTCCCGATCTGGCCCGTCCCGAGCAGGGCACGATGGACGTGCGAGCCGAGGATATCGAGGACGTGGGAGAGGCGTCCGCCGGGACCGTCCCTCAGAACTCCGACACGCCCGCCGCGTCAGTGGCACCCGACCCATCTCCGCCGGGACGCGGCACGCCGACCCGCCAGACCCCCGCGCGGAACGCCGACATCCGGGAGTACGGCGAAGCGATGGAACCCGGCCGCGAAGCGCGGGCGGCCGAGGCTGGGCGGCTTGCGAAGCTGGCCAAGGACCACGGGCTGACCGCTGCAGGCGCCACGACTGCCGCGGCTCTCGGCGACGAAGAGGATGCGGGCACCGCAGCTGCGGCGGCAGGGTTCGTCTCGGCGCTCCGGAAGAAGGGCGCGGGCAAAGTCTACATCGTGCCGCGGCGCTCCAACGCTCGCGACCACGAGACCCTCATCCACAACTACAACCCCGAGATCCCGATGCGGGACAAGAACGGGGCCGAGACCACGTACCTCGACCGCGACCTGGCCGACATTCGAGACGCTGCCTACCGCGACCGCGACGCGCGCCCCATGGGTGGGCAGGCTGGCGGCTGGAGCGAATCGCAGCGCAAGGCCCGCGAGGCTCTGCGCGAGGCCGAGGACATTCAGAAGCGCGTGGGGCGCGGCGACAGGGCATTCGGGCAGGTCGTGGACTTCGCGACCCAGCACCCGGGGCAAATGCTGAACAAGGAGGCGCTCGAAGCCGCCGCGCAGCGCTCGGGCGTGCGTGAGCAACTCGACGCCGTGCGCGCGCTCGACCCTTGGCGCTACCTGCAGAACAACATCACCTACGGGCGCAACGACAGCGGCCGCCCGAGCATCCGCAGTAGCGTGACGGACGCTGCGTACCTGCGCGCCGGCTACCCAGCGGTCAAGCGCCTGGAGAACCCCAAGGGCATGACCCGGGGCGGCAAGCTGGGCAGATTCAGCCTCCTACGAGGCAACGGTCTCGCGATCGAGGAAGAGGAGCAAGAGCCATGAACGGACAGACCATTCTCGCATACACCGGAGGCACGCCCACCGTAACGGGCACGGTGACCCTGTTTGACTCGAGCACGGCCTTCCCCGGAGGAGCTTTCCACCTGCTCGGGCAGCAGTGGTACCAGTACACGATCGCGATCGGCAGTGCCGGAGACACCGGAACCGGCACCGTCACGGGTCAGTTCTCGGACGACAAGGGCGTGACCTGGACCACTTTCTACACGGCGACGAGCGCAGATGGCGCAGCGGCCACGCCAGCCGTCAACGAGGACGAGGTCTACGTCGGCATGTTCAAGGACGTCCGGTTCCAATACACGAACGCCGTCGAGGTGCCGACCGTGTTCAAGGTGAGCCACTCCCTCAACAGCCACAAGGCAACGAGCAAAGTCACGGCGAATGACGTGCTCGTCAACTCCGGATTGGCGACGTCAGCCTAATGGCGCTCTCTCTCGGCTCCGACGCGCGCGCCGCATCTCTGGACGGGTTCGACGGGTTCGTCAACACCGGCGCAGGCACGGCGACGCTCACCGTCTACCAGACGAACACTTCGCTCGCGGTCTTCAACCTGAACAGCACGGCGTTCGGCGCGGCCGTCGCGGGGAGCCTGGCGCTCGCGTCGGTGCCCATCAGCTCGACGGGAACCGAGGTCGCGGGCAAGGCGAACCGCTTCGTCATCGTGAGCCGCGACAGCGACACCTGCCTGTCCGGCACCATCGGCGCAATCGGCAGCGGCGCGGACATCGAGACCGAAAACCTGACCGTGACCGCTGCGCTCACGCAGACCCTCAACTCGTTCGTGCTGCGCATGGCGTCTGACGGGTCCCTTTCCGTGGAGGCGAGTCTGACCCTCGTATGAGCTACCACATCGGCTCGAAACTGCCGTTCTCGGTGCACTTCGAGGACGCCGCTGGCGCGGACGCGGACCCGACCACCGTGCGCTTCTTCCTGCGCGAGGAGGTCGATGGCACCGAGCGCGAGTGGACCTTCAACGCATCGGCGGTTGAGGGCACGCACTACCCCACCGGCACGAACCCCATCGTGAAGGACTCGACGGGCGACTACAGCCTGTCCTACATCGCGCGCAAAACCGAGCGCCACTCGGGCGTGTGGATCGGCAACGGCAGCGTGTTTCACGTGAAAAAAGAGACGTTCCTCGTGAGGCACACGGACGTCGCCGCCATCGACAACCCATGAGCCATGTCCTGTAACGGTCGCCAGCTGACACAGGCCGAGCTCGAGGCGGGCTTCGCCAAGCAGCGCACGGGCATCGTCCGCGGCATCCGACCGTTCACGCAGGAGGCGACGCCCGAGAACATCGCGGCCTACCTGAACGACCAGGTGTTCCCCCTGCTGCAGCAGGCGCGGCAGAAGGTCAACGACGTCTACCTCCAGGTCACGGACAACGCGCCGAGCGCGAATCCGCTGAGCTACTACTTCTCGACGGAGACAGGCGCCGCCGACCCCACCGCGGGGCGCATGCGCCTGAACCAGGCGACCCAGGACACGGCGACAACCATTCGCGTTTCGCAGAGTAACGGGCGCCTGGTGGACGTGGCTCCATGGCTGGACGTGATGGCGGGCAGCGCGACCGAGCCGCTCGGCGTTTTGACGCTATCGGACGCCATCAACCCCGGCCGCTTCATTCGCTTCGACCTGGACACCATGACGGACCAGGGCGCGTACTGGGAGCTGGGCGTAACGCCCATCGAGTCGAGCCACGACAGCCCGTTCGTGGAGGGCGAGGCGCTGGTGGCGAGCTTCGTCCCGGGCGTGGCGAGCGGAGGGGGTACCGGCGGCGGCGCGATTGTGCCGCCAGGTTCCTTCGGCGACCAGCCGGAAGGCACCCTGCTCGGGCAGCTGTACGACGACACCGACTCGCCCGCCGAAGCCTGGACCGTGGATAGCCTGGCGGGCGATGGCCTAGAGGCTACCACCGGCATCGGTTCAGAGGCGTCGCCGTTCCCGGAAGTCATCTCGATGACGTCGTTCTCCAACTCGACGAGCGCGACGTCGGCCGTTATCACGCTGCCCGCTGCCCGCCAGGAGCGGGACCGCATCATCATCGTCATCAACGCGCAATGCGGCAGCGTCGCGCAGGACTTCAGCGCGGTCACCGGCTGGACCGAGGTCGCCAACAAGAACACGGCCATCGCGGGCGGATCCGCGGTGTTCGAGCGCATCATCGCAGATGGCGAGACGCTCGCCGACACCGTCACCATCGGCTACACGCAGACCGGTGGCAACATGGGATATGTGCTACTCATCCGCGGCGGCCATCTGACGCAGACATCCGCTGTGGTCTCCGAGGTCAGCAACTCTAGCGTCGCGACGATCGACCCGGCGCCTCTGTTCCCGGCCTTCGGCGAGGCCAACACATTGTGGATTAGCGCGCTCGCTCTCACGCTCGACACGGCGGTCGGGAG